TCATATATTAAAAACTTCGCCATCCTCCGGAACCCACACATTTCCCTTGTAAAATTGCTTTGCTTCCTCTGTATACCGCTCTTTTCGCTTTTTCCCGGTCTGGTCTTCAGTATGCCAGATTAACAGATTCTTTACCTTTAAATCCTGTGCAATCTTACTTGCCTCTTTTACCGTTTGATGTTGGTATTGGTACGCATGAAACTTCGGTTCTTCATCAAATAAGCAGAAAGCTTCGGATAATAGCCAATCTACATTTTTACTATATTTTTTACCATTTTCTTTCAACGGCTCATCTCCAGCAAATACCAGTTTCTTTCCATTATCATACTCCATCAAAAAACCATATTGTTTCGCTTTTGTAGAACCAATATCAAAAAATGTAAAATCATAATTTAAAATATGTTTCCTTTCATGGTCTTTTACCAAAACAAACTTAATTCTTGTCTCCAAAAAAGCCTGGCTTCGTTTCTTAAGAATCATGCGGCACACATGTAATACCTTTCCCAATACTACATCGTTTCCGTAAAGATAAAAATCCCCCTCATATTCCTCCAGTTCTAACAACTCCGCAATCGTGCGAATTACCCATATCATCCCTAAAAAATGATCGGTATGTTCATGGGAAAGAAAGGCATAATGAAGCTTCTTCCAATTAAGATTCATAGTATCAAATGCCCGCAAGATGTCACTGCCCCCTGTCCCGTCCACAAGAAATAACTGATCATCTTCCTCAAAAACACAGGAGGTATTGATATATTTACTTACTGTTGCTGTTCCAGTGCCGATGATGTGCATTTTCATTGTAAAATCTCCTTTGTATTTTCTTTGATTAATACTTCCTTCTTTCCAGCGGATTCCCTTTCGGGTTTCTATGTAATCAGAGGGTTACAGGTCTCCGTTTCACTTCGGTCGTTGCAAAACGAGTGCCACTGGCACTCAGCAACCTCTGTTGAAAGACTAACCGCCTACCGTTATGATAACACTCATGTTCGGATTATAACATATATCCTTTATCGTCACAATATGTCATTTTAATCCCCATAACTTACATTATATTGTTACAAAAAAGAACCCATACCATCTAGCATGAGTCCTTAAAAAAATCCTATCCCTTTCTATTTCACTTTCAGCCCTTTAAAAATCTTCGCATAAGTCTTCTTCACTTTCTTCGGCACCTTAATTTACCATCTTTTTATTTACACCCTTAAATGCCTTCTTGCTGGCTGTTTTCTTGGTGAGTTTTGTTGTCTTGATCTTTACACTTAACTGCTCTTGCGTTCTGGTTTTTCTGTTCTTTTTTCGGTTAAACCGAAATCTAAAGATAAAAAAATAAGTCTATCATATGGCACGCCATATACAGATTCAATTTTTCTTAAAATCGGGATATCTGGATATGATTTTCCTCTTTCATAATTTCCTAATGTGTCTGTACTTACTCCAATTTTTTGTGCTGCCTCTGATTGTTTTAACCCATTCAATTCTCTGGCAAGTTCTAATGATACTCTCATTTCACTTGAAACTCCCATCTTATTTCTTCCTTTCTTATTTTGTATCTGTATTATAATTTGGTTTAACCGAATTTTTTTCGGTTTATCTTGATTTTTTTCGTTTTTACCGTATAATCAAATCAAACAAGGAGGAACACCAAATGGGTAATCTGGGAAATAAGCAAATAATGGCTAATAATATAAGGTATTATATGAATATTCACTCTGTATCTCAAACAGAAATATGTAATACATTAGGATTTAAAATGCCAACTTTCTCTGACTGGGTTAATGCTAAAACTTACCCACGAATTGATAAAATAGAATTAATGGCCAATTATTTTGGCGTAACAAAAGCTGATTTAGTAGAAGACCATTCTTCTCGTTCTCATCTGACTCAATGTCAAACTAAAGATGAAGAAACCTTAGTTCTCTCTTATAGAGAATTAAATGATATTAACAAAAAAAAGTGTCGCATACACAAACAATCTCTTATCAACTCAACGTATGGAAGACGAACTCCGCACCGCTCACGCCCGCACTGATATAGAAGCAACTCCAGAAGGAATCCAAAGTGATTTAGATATTATGAATGATGATAGCTTATGGGATTAAGAAAGGAGAATTTTATTGTTTCAAATTATTTATGGTAAAAAGGCTATCAAATTTCTAAAGAAACAAGATAAGCCTACACAAAAATGTTTGATGACCGCCATCTCCAGATTACCATTAGAAGGTGATATAAAAAAGTTACAAGGAGCTTCTGGTTATCGCCTGCGTGTCGGTAATTTTCGAGTATTATTTGATGTAAATGGTGTTATCATTGATATTATTGATATTGGTAATCGTGGATAGATTTATAAAGGAGTGTGATTATATGTCTAATGTAAAAGAAAGAATCTTTGGTGCTGTTACTATCATGAGCGATGAAGATGCTGAGAAAGTCTGGAATTTAATTCAGGCAACATTTTTGCTTAACAATGTAGAAGAAGTTACTCCTGATCCAGATGAAATCGCTGCTCTTAATGCATATCATTCTGGTGACCCTGATTATCAGCCTGCAATGTCTCAGGAAGAAGTTTTAAAGGAACTAGGATTATAGCAAATCGCTACATGGGAAGGTGGTGTCTCACTTGACATATGAACAGCTTTTAGATGCTGCCGATCAGGAGGGTCTGGCAGTAAAAGAACAACCACTCTCTACTCATGATGGTCTGATTATTGGAAGTCACATAGCAATTTGAAAGTATATTACCTGCTTACAAATATGGTTGCAGGAACTTACATGAAATGGCAGAGCATCTCGATGTTACAGAAGAATTTTTAAAAGATGCACTGGATGCATATCTCTTAAAATATGGAAAATGTACTGTAGTAGATAATTACATGGTATTTTTTGAACCATTAGGAGTTGTAGATATGAATTATGGAATTGAATAAGCGATTAGAAAAACTAATAAAGGCACTAAAAATGAATCAAAAAGGACTGTTTCTCCTAAAACATGGGACGATATTGAAGAAGTTGAACCAAATGAAGTTGATTTAGCCATGTTAAAAGAAGTCGAAGAAAACTCCGATTGTCATGAATTTATTTCACAAGAAGAGGCTATGAAAGAATTAGGATTATAGTTTAAAATATTTAAATATCTTCATCAAAGCCAAGGGATAACCTTGGCTTCTTTTTTACGCTTAAATAAAAATGAGGACAATTCTCTATTTTTTAATATCTATATGCATTTTTTCGACATTTTTCCGCTTTTATTGTATAATTGAAAATGAAACATTTTAGTTTCAATTCATATGTTATTACGGAGGAAAGGTACCATGGGATTATCAGATATTTTTAATATCGGCAATATAAAGAAGGAGAATGAAGAACTAAAAGAAATGCTTACACCTGATATGAATGATGCCATTGATCTACAACATAAAATCAACGATTTTAATAAGTAACTTTCATCTCTTGAATCTGAACTCAATAAGAAAAAGCAGGAAATAGAAGCAAAATCTAAAGAATTAGATAAGATTTCAAAGGATATCATTACTTTTTCAGATGAAGTGCTAGTTCAGGAATATGGTCTTTATCAACCTCGATATAATTTTATGTCATCTGATGTTTATAAGGAACGCTTAACCACCATTCGAAATCAACAAAAACAAATGATAAAACAGGATATTGCTGCCTCTGGTAATACAGACTGGACGGTAAATAACAATAAAGCTAAAGGTCGTAAAATGGTTAATGACATGAAAAAATTATTACTACGAGCCTTTAACAGCGAATGCGATGAGACCATCGGAAAAGTAAAATATAATAATATAGAAACTTCCGTACGGAAAATCGTAAAAAGCGCCGAACAAATTCAAAAATTAGGAACCATCATGAGTGTATATATTAATCAATCCTATATAGATTTAAAAATAGTAGAATTATATCTGGCTTTTGAATACCAACAGAAAAAGCAACAGGAAAAAGAAGAACAACGTGAACTTCGTGCCCAGCAACGTGAAGAAGCAAAACTCAAAAAAGAAATTGAAGAAAAGCGAAAAAAAATTAAGAAAGAACAGACCCATTACCAGCAGGCACTTAAAAATCTTCTGTCCCAAATCAAAGAACATGGTGAGACCGAGGATTTGATCGCAAAAAAAGCGGAATTAGAAACTGAACTTTCCAATATTGATAAGTCCATAAAAGATATTGATTACAGAGAAGCAAACCAGAAAGCCGGATATGTATATGTTATTTCAAATGTAGGGTCTTTTGGTGAAAATATTTATAAAATAGGTATGACAAGAAGATTAGAACCGCAAGATAGAGTAGATAAGCTTGGAGATGCCTCTGTTCCGTTTAAATTCGATGTTCATGCCATGATATTCTCTGATAATGCTCCTGCTCTGGAGGCAGCTTTACATCGAGCTTTCGAAGACAGAAAGTTAAATATGGTTAATACCAGACGAGAATTTTTCTATGTAACACTCGATGAGATAAAGCAGGTTGTTAAGGAAAACTTTGATAAAACTGTGGAATTTATAGACTTCCCCGATGCTGAGCAATATAGGACATCTTTAAAGATGAGAGAACAATTGCTCGCATAATATTAAAAAAAGAGACCAGAGATGCCATATAATATCATCATTTATACTGTTCTCTTTTTATTTATAAAAATTTTATCTAACCAAATATCTGTTCAATACTTCTATAAGTTTATCCTTATATTTATACAAATCATTCAATGATTCGATGTAAAAACGAATAAATTTTTTATTTTCATCTGGAATCAATAATTGCTTTTTCCTTGTATCCAGATTAATTCTGCATATCTGCTTCCAACTATTATTCTTATAAAGTATCCCAAAATAACTCTCTGTGTCCTTATATTTGATATCTTCAATAGGCACAGTATCAGCTAACATACCACGAATAATATTAAAGGACTCAATTTCTGCCTCTGTTGTCACAATTTTAGATACTGGCTCTTCATTCCCCTGTTCTTCCGTATTTTCTGTTTCATCTTACATGGTATCAAAAACCTCATTTAATTTTTGATTTACGATATCATTTATAAAAGCTGAAAATGCTTTCCCAACCATAGGTTTGAATTTCTCAACCATATTTTTGTTTTTCTTACCAGTATATATGTCATTAAGTACAAATCGGACAAATTCATCTGATGGAGTATCAAACTCATCTTCGAAAACTTTTTTAATAAGAGTACTATATTTTAATTCTTCTGCAGCTTTGTATATATTAGATTTATCAAATGTCTCTTTTCTAAATTTCATTAATGCCTTTATTCCTGATTCATTTATATTTTCAAGATTCACCTCTACAAATGGTTCTAAATCCATGATATTATCTTTTTCAAGATCTGTATAGAATCTATAAACAATGCCATTTGTAAGTATTCCAAATTTAACTGGAGCTGCGGCAAAATATCTAAATAATTGACTTGTGTGCTTATCTAAATCTTCGTTACAGGATTTGCATTCTACAAATATGCATGGCTTTCCGTCTATAATAATCGCATAATCTACTTTTTCTCCCTTTTTAATGCCTACATCTGCTACATATTCTGGAAAAAATTCTGTAGGATTAAATACATCATACCCTAAAATCTGAAAAAATGGCATAATAAAAGAGGTTTTTGTTGCTTCCTCTGTAACTACTGAGTTTTTTAATGTCGATATTCTTTTTGACAACTGCTTAATTTGTTCATTGAAATCCATAATACTATTTTCTCCTAATTGTATAATTTTTTTATTATATAATATCAATTTTTATTCATAATTTATATTGACAAATCGTACAAAATATATGTTCATCTAAACTAACTGGATACTTAATGATATTTTTCTGAAACCCAAAATGAATAATATGCTACAAACCAGGATATACTTGAATTATCTGACTCAATATGATATATTGAAGTCAGAAAAGAGTAAATGGTGATATCATTTATGCACCAAAAACCCCTCGGTACCGCTAATACCGAGGGGTTTTATTTGGGGCTTGGTTGCCGTTGTTCTTTACTTCTTCTTCCGGCCAAACCACTTGCTAAGTAACTTCATAATCATCTCAACAATGATTCCTGAAATAATACCAGCCAATACCGAAAAAAGAAAAGAGTATAATGATATCATTTGTGCACCTCCCTTCCGTCACCAGTATAGGGAGCGGCAACGATGGGATTATAACATAATTTTCTAAAAAAGTCTTAAAAAATTAATAAAATCTTAATTTCTTAAAATCTCAATTTGTGATATAATCAAAATATAAAAAAACAGTTGACATAATATAGATATTATAGTAGACTAATATAGTTTTTTTGCCAGTTAGTATATAATTGATAATATAGAGAAACAAGAGTCTAAGAACTCGTCAATGAGGCATTGCGACCTCGCACCTAAAAAGGATTACATTCAAAATGTAATCCTTTTTATTTTGTCCTTTTTTATGTTATAATGTCTTTAATTATAATATGGGAGGAAATTATATTGAATGATGTAAAATTAAAAGACTTATATATGGGGCTACCTGATGGAGAAGTTGAAGCTCGTGATAAAAGATTTCAAGAACTTTTCTTTGATCCCAACAATAAATATAATGAAATAATAAATAGCAATGAAAAATTTTTGATTATTGGAAGTAAGGGAACTGGAAAAACTTATCTTTCTAAATATATTGTAGAACAATCTCCTTCTAAACAGACCTGCATCATAGTTGATCCTAAAAATTTTTGGATATGTAAACTCATAAATATTGATGAGCAAGAATTAACAAATGATTATATTTCAGTATTGTGCAAATGGTTTTTACTATATGAAATTGCAAATTCATTATTAAATAAGCATCGTTGGCTTAAACATCTTCCCAGATGCAAGCTAAATAAGCTGAGAAAATTTATGCTTGAATACAATGATGACACATTTTATAAAATAGTATCTTTATCTACTACTAATAATCAAGAGATTACTGGAAATCTTTCTCACGGTATTTCTCACTCTGACAAGTTACAGACTTCGAATTTTCAACACTCTGCCGGAATTAAAACATCTGATGGGGTTTCTTATGAGAGTACCCGCAAGAGATTTTTTGATTTAATTGATTATTTTGAACAACTCGTTTTTGATTGTTTTCAAATAAACGACCATCTACTTATTATTTTAGACGATTTAGATGAATTAAAAAAGGAAGCTGGTGAACAAAGCGAAAATATTATATATAATTTGATAACCGCTGCCAAAAAATATAATTTTTATTTTAATTCTCGTGCCAAGAGTCTTAAAATAATCATGCTATTGCGCAGTGATATATTAAATAAAATGCAGGGAAATCATCCTAATCTAAATAAAATAAAAACCTCCTGTTCCATAGATTTATATTGGTTACTTGACTCTACTCATGATAAATGGGACCATCCTTTAATTAGTATGATTTTTCATAAAATAAGGGCTTCCTGCGAACCCTATAAAAATCGTTCAAACAAAGAACTATTTGAAATATTATTTCCTGAATCAATTGACAAGAAAAATCCTCTTGACTTCTTATTAGCTCATAGTCTTGGGCGACCTCGTGACATTGTTACATTTCTAAACTGTGCAAAAAAAGAATTTCCGGAGAGAACGTGTTTTTCAGCTACAGTTTTAAAAGAGACTAGAAAAATTTATGCTACAGATTTTTATAATGAAATGCTCAATCAAGCTTCTTTTTACAAAAGTAGTGCTTATAGTACGCAATGTTTAAAATTAATAGCTGGAATTAAAAGACCATCTTTTTCTTATAGTGATATCCAAACTCTTTATGAAGAAAACCGAACTTCTTATAGCGAAATTGATAATCTTGATGATGCCCTACATTTTCTTTATGAATTAGGGGCCATAGGGAATGCGTGGAAATCAAAAAAAGGAAAACATCGTACCTGTTGGTATTATAAAATAGATGCTATAGATGAGGTTGATTTATCCCAAAATTTCACTATTCATTATGGTCTAAGGAAAAAATTTTCATTATAGCCTTTTAACATTTTTCAACATTTCCTTGCACATATGTTCTGCACGCTGTATAATGACCCTATAAACGGAAAAAATCCGGTACTTGCCATACCGGATTTCTAGTAACCTATCAACCAGGATGGCTGATAATCTTTACATCACTTAGATTATACCACGCATCCTGCATTTTGCATAGGGTGTATTTTTTATACCCTTTTTTCGAAAGGATGATTTTCATGGGAAAAGTTAGCACACGAAAACGCGGAAAAACCTGGCAGTATTATTTTCAATTGGCCAGTGTGAATGAAACGAGAAAATGGAAAACCGGTAGCGGATACCGAACAAAGGCGGAGGCTCAGGCAGCCGGCACAAAAGCTTTGGCTGAATATAATAGCACTGGTATTGCTTTTAAGGTCTCGGAGCAATCTGTAGCTGACTATTTCGACTACTGGATGGAGCATTATGTAGAACAAGAACTTGCAGAGACAACTGTAAATACATACAAGAAAAGGATCCGTCTTTATATTAAACCTTATATTGGTTCTTACAAACTTAAAAATGTACAGGGAGAAACCTTACGAAACTTTCTGGCCAAGTTACACCGAACTGGTATGAGTAGAAATACTCTTACTTGTATTAAGGGAATGTTGACATCTGCATTTGGATATGCGACTGTACAGGCAAAGTTCATTTCTGTGGATCCGTCTTACAAACTGACACTTCCAAATAAAAGGAAAGATTCCGAGGTAGGCACAAGGAAAGAGAATCATATTTTTGTTGAAGAAGATATGTGGAATGCGATTATTGAACGCTTTCCAGAAGGCCATCCTTCCCACCTTGCTCTGATGCTTGGCTATTATTGTGGATTACGTCTTGGAGAGGTCTATGGATTAACCTGGGATTGCGTAGACTTTGAAAACAAAACAATTACAATAAATAAACAAATGCAAGAACCTTCTGGATGTGGTAAGTGGCTTCTGTATGTACCTAAGTACGATTCATCCAGAACAGTTACTGTTGGTAACAATGTTCTTGCCTTGCTAAAAAGAACGCTGGAATTTCAATTGACTAATAAAGAAACCTGCGGAGAATATTATCAAGAAAATTACATGAACTATGATGAAGAAACACACAGCCTTCTTTCACTTAATGATTTAAGGCCTGTACATTTTGTAAATGCTAAACAGGGTGGTCTTCTGGCTCACCCACGAAATATGCAGCACACTTCCCGCAGCATTCATGGTAAAGCAAAGAACTGTACTCTTATCAGTGAAGAATGGGACTTCCACAGTTTACGACATACTCATGCAACAATTCTTTATGAGGCAGGTGTTCCAATGCCACTGATCCAGAAAAGACTCGGGCATATTAATATTCAGACAACAAAACGCTACACAGATCATGTTACTAAGAAAATGCTTTCTATGCTTGATGAAGTAATAAATGGTGACAACATTGACAACAACTTAGAGTAAATGTTGTCAATATGTTGTCAAAACACAAAAATCGGGAGCCGAACGACTCCCGATAAATTTTTGTAAATCTCGTAAAACCTAGAATCTACCTGCCTTAGCAGCTTCCTCTACGGAAACAGAAAAACCTTTATTTATGCGATATTTATGTATAAATGTAGGAATAAAGTATAAATATCCAACCATTGACCACTATTATCTACGTCTATAAAAGCAAAATTAAAAGGGGTTGTGTGTCACAATATTAACCCCTTTTATCTCATTTTATTTGTTAATTAAATACTCCTGTAAATCATCCCTAGCGTGTTTGAGATTCTCGATTCCATTGCCAGTTATTTCGTGATTTATTATCACAAGTAAGCACTGAAGAATCATCCTATTAGATTCCTCATATTCTTTCAGCCTCTTGTTGTCATTATCAAGGAGCTTAGTATGTTTTGATACAGCTGCTTTAAGGTCATCATTCGGTTTTTTGAGTTCTTTAACAATTTTCCACAAACCCCAGAGAGCTGCTATCAATCCACAAATATAAATAATCTGTTCAGATTCGACAGTAAACCCTGTTAATAACATTAGTAATCCTTACCTTTCTTAGAGATTGTCCCGTCAATAAAATTACTAAATGCCTGATGGAAACCAGTAGAAGCAAGACCCATAACAGCTCCGTATACAACAGACTCAATGGACGGTCCACTTACCGCAGCGTTGAGCACAGCACCGAGCACTGCAAGGATAACCGGAATATCATTGTTAGGAATCTTATTTAAAAAAGTCGCATGTTTGATGATGTATCCTACCACCAAGCAAGCGACTAATACTACCAGTACAAAATGTTCAGTTAATGTTGTAAAATCCATAATAATCCTCCTTAAATATCTTCTGCTCCCTCAAACTCAGGAAGAGTCTTAAGGTATTCATAAGCTTCTTCAACAGTCATATTTTCTTCATACTCTTTTTCGTATGTAACAGCTACCTTATAAGGTTCTGTTTCGCTGTTTTCCATATTTCGTCCTGCTGCATCAATATAAGACAATACTGCAATTGACACATGACTATTGATTGTCGACATTACATATAAAATTCGATGATAATTTGTAACCACGCCATTATCCTGGCGGACTTCTTTCTTTAAAGCCATTATTGACCCCTCCTTATGAGAATGTGACTTTTATACTAGCATAAATACCACAGGCACTATTATTCTCTACATTCGTTGTGTTTGCCATTTTAGCAGTTATTTTAATATGGTTTCCGCCATTGACTAATGTACAGCTGTACGAACTTGGTTTGGCGAATGTCGAAG